AAGGTCGAGCCCACGAGTGGGTACAAAATGAATTAGAAGGTTACGTTAAACAAGGTGGAGAAGAAGGCGGAGAATCCGAACGGGATGCATATATGAGTAAAGAAGCACCTGAAGGTTTCGGAAGCGACATGGACGACCCAGATGACTATGAAAATCGAAAAACTTCATTTGGTGACTTTCAGCCACAATAAGATAAATAATAAAGGTTGACAACATGCCTTAAAATGTTGTATAATAGTTCGTATGTAGTTAAATTTTACTGCATATGATCGAGGCGATCATAAACTAATATAAACTAACACAGGCTAATATAGGAGAAATAATATGGCTACACTCGCAGACATTCGAGCTAAACTGCTCGAACAACAACAATCAACCTCACAATCAACTTCCGACAACGCAATTTATCCATTTTGGAATATTCAAACTGGGCAATCTTCGTTGATGCGGTTTCTTCCAGATGCAGACGAAGAAAACACGTTCTTTTGGAAAGAGCGTCAAATGGTTCGTTTGGCATTCCCAGGTATTAAGGATCAGGACGAACATAAAAATGTTACAGTCCAAGTTCCTTGTATCGAAATGTGGGGAGAAACATGTCCAATTCATGCTGAAATTCGACCTTGGTTTAAGGATCCAAGTTTAGAAGATGAAGCTCGCAAATATTGGAAGAAACGATCTTACATTTATCAAGGATTTGTCGTAGACAGTCCGATGACTGAAGATCAAGTCCCCGAAAATCCTATCCGCAGATTTGTAATAAATCCGGGTATTCACAAAATCATTACAGCCGCATTAATGGATCCTGAGTTTGAGGAAGTTCCGACAGACTACGAAAAAGGAACAGACTTTAAATTAGTCAAGACTCAACAAGGCCAGTATGCAGATTATTCAACATCAAATTGGGCACGTAAAGAACGTTCTTTAGACGAGACCGAGAGAGCCGCCATTACTTCCAATGGGTTGTTTACACTTAATGATTACATGCCAAAGAAACCTTCCGAAACAGAACTGAAGGTCATATTTGAAATGTTTGAAGCCAGTGTTGATGGACAACTTTATGATCCAGAACGTTGGGCCGATTATTACAAACCATATGGTCTAAAATCAAATGGTAATACAACAACTGGATCATCTTCGGTGACTCCAACTCCGCAACCGACTGCTACTGAAACATCAGAAGCATCTGCCACAGAGGTTACGGATAAGCCATTCGAAGATGGTTCAACTTCATCTGAACCGGTAACTGCGACAGTTACAGCAGATCCTTCAGCAGACGGCAAAAAGCCAGATGCTAAAGAAATCCTTGCAATGATTCGTAACCGTAAAACAGAACAGGCTCAATAATAAGTACAATTTTAGGGGGTCGTAAGATCCCCTAATTTTCTAGATGGAGAAATATGAGTAGACCATTTGATATAAGCAAATTCAGAACATCGATAACTAAAGCAGTACCAGGTATGTCAGTTGGATTTACCGATACTGTTGACTGGGTTAGTACTGGCAATCATGCTCTTAACTATTTGATTAGTGGGCAGTTTGACAGAGGTATCCCATTAGGTAGAGTTACATGTTTTGCTGGAGAAAGTGGATCAGGTAAAAGTTTTATTTGTTCTGGTAACTTAGTAAAACAGGCACAAGAACAAGGCATCTTACCTATTATACTTGATTCAGAAAATGCACTTGATTCAGACTGGTTGTCTGCATTAGGTGTTGATACTTCAGAAGATAAACTTATGCGATTTGGCGTTTCAATGATTGACGAAGTTGCTAAATTTGTAAGTGAATTTATGAAAGGATACAAAGATCAATATTCAGATTTGCCCTATGAGGAACGACAAAAAGTTTTGTTTGTTATTGACTCATTAGGTATGTTACTTACACCAACTGATGTTGATCAATTTGAAAGAGGCGATATGAAAGGTGATATGGGTCGCAAACCCAAAGCACTTACTGCATTGGTGAGAAATGCAGTTAATCTAATTGCTGGAAATCCTGTAGGCGTAGTAGCAACAAATCACACTTATGCTTCGCAGGATATGTTTGACCCAGACGATAAAATTAGTGGGGGTCAAGGATTTATATATGCTTCATCCATTGTTGTTGCGATGAGAAAACTTAAACTCAAAGAAGATGAAGACGGAAATAAAATAACAGATATACGGGGCATACGAGCGGCTTGTAAAGTAATGAAAACACGTTTTTCAAAACCGTTCGAAACTGTACAAGTAAAAATCCCTTATGAATCCGGAATGGATCCGTATAGTGGATTGGTTGAGTTATTTGAAAAGTCCGGTCTTTTAGTTAAAGACGGAAACAAACTCAAATATACACAACCAGACGGGACTGAAATTAAGGAATTTAGAAAAAATTGGATTCCTGAAAAATTACAAATTATAATTGACGACTTTGAAGATTAGGAGAATGTAGTATGTTTAATGAGGAAAGTGTTCAATTATTCGTAGACATATATGAAATTGGTAAAGCATATATCAAAAATATAGAAGTGCCAACCTTTGTTGAGGAATTGGCACGAGCATTTGAGAATAGTGATATGGGTCTAGAAGATGATTATCATGAACTTAAGAATTTTGATGGCACACTTTATTCAATACTCCACACAATGTATGGAGAAGACGATACTGTCGAGGATGATGAAGACCCCCTACAAATCGGAAATGGTGATTACTAAAATATAACGATGCAAACTTGGTTTAAACGGGTTCAGGATAATCTGGCGGTTCTTCCTGAGTGTATCGATTACTTTGATGCTGAGTTACAGCAAGCAAGGTTTGATTGTACACTTAAAGGAAATGTTGAAAAATTGAGTAGAGAAATACCTCAAATTGTTGAACACAGATTTAATCAGTTGCAAGAAATAGAAGCCATCCTTGAAAATCTAAATATTCAGCTCAGAAAAACACGAAGTAAAAAATACAGGCAGTTTTTAGAACACTATCAACGAGCCCTTACTAGTCGGGATGCTGAAAAATATATAGATGGTGAAGAAGACGTTGTCACAATGCAATTACTAATTAACGAATTCGCATTGATTAGAAACAAATACCAAGGCGTCATAAAAGCCCTCGACGCAAAACAGTTCCAAATTAATAACGTGATAAAGCTCAGGGTAGCCGGCCTTGATGACGTTACTTTATAGCAAAAAAAGGCAAGAAAAATGCAAAAAAAGGCAAAAAAATGCCTTTTTCTGAAGAAAACCATTGACTCTTTGGTCCACCGATAGTATAATAGTTACATGATGAATAAGAAAGCAAACATTGTTAACAACGAAGCAGAGGTGCAAATGGAAGTTGTAATCAATTCAGGTGTTTATTATGGTAAGTCAGTAGCCGGTTTACACGGAACATTAGTAAAGGAATTTACTAGTTTTGGAAAGCCAAGAGGCAAGCATACCGGATACGTTACTGTAAGTGCTGGCGGTAAAGACATGAGAGTCAAAGTTACTGGAATCGGTGATTATTCAACCGTAAATACATACAACGATATGGAAACTCAAGTTATTGAACAAACTCCCGTAAAGGAGAAAGTTGAAACCGACGAACAGATCATTGAAAGGCTCCGTGAGCGTTTTGAGATCCTGGACGAAATGACCCAAGGCTCAATAGATGGTATAGTACGTGGTATGGTTGTAACAGGCCCTCCAGGAGTTGGCAAAAGTTACGGAGTTGAAAAAGTTATTGAAAAGAACAGTATGTTCGACAAACTTGCAGACAAGCCAGTTAGGTTTGGAACAGAAAAAGGTGCGGCAAGTGCAATTGGCTTGTACCAGTTACTTTACAGGTATGCAGATCCAGGAAGCGTTTTGGTACTTGATGACTGTGATAGCATCCTTTTTGATGAAGTAAGTTTGAACTTGCTGAAAGCCGCTCTTGATAGTGGTAAGAAAAGAATGATTAGTTGGAACACAGAGAGTTCAGCATTACGCAGAGAAGGTGTTCCAGAGAAGTTCGAATTTTGCGGAAGCATCATTTTCATTACCAACCTTAAATTTGACAAAACCCGTGGTAAAATTAAAGACCACTTAGAAGCAATTATGTCACGTTGTCATTACTTGGACCTCACAATGGATACTATGAGAGACAAGATGCTTCGTGTAAAGCAGATTGTACGTGATGGTATGCTTAGTGAGTATAAGTTGTCAGAAAAAGATGAGCTCAACATTGTCAATTTTATGGAAGACAATAAAAACAAGTTGCGTGAAGTTAGTTTGAGAATGGTAACCAAACTGGCTGACTTGTTTAAAATGAGTCCAGACCGTTGGAGAGCACTTGCTGAGAATACTTGCATAAGGCGGTAAGTGAAATAACAATTTAAGTGTCCGTGTTGCGGGTTTCTCGTAACACGGATCGTCATCTGTAGATATTATGGCTAAAATAGAAGACTATTACAAAACCTTGGGTGTTGATAAAAGGGCAACTGCTGAGACTATAAAGCAAAAATATCGCAAATTAGCAATGAAATATCATCCTGATCGAAATCAAGGTGATACAGCTGCCGAAACAAAATTCAAAGAAGCCTCCGAAGCATACGAAATCTTAAGTAACCCTGAAAAAAGACAACAGTATGATGCTGATGGTATGGAGATGCATGAACAAGGATTCAAAGCAGGTCAAGGATTTGGTTTTGCTAATTTTCAAGGTGGTGGTCAAAAATTTGAAGATATTTTTTCAACTTTTTTCGGACAACAAACAGGACAACACGCCCAACAACAAAACTTCGCTAATAGATCAGCAAAAGGCAGAGATTTAAACATAAGCCTAACAATATCATTTGCAGATGCGGTTAATGGTTGTACAAAAAATATAACAATATTGCGACCTGATATATGTGATGAATGTGATGGTGTCGGAGTTATGGAGGTGTTTAGACATAGGGCGCCAAACTGCGGAGCATGTCAAGGTACTGGACTATTAGGAGTCCGTTCAGGTATCTTAAATGTAAATGCTCAATGTAATCATTGTGGTGGTAGAGGTATATTAATTGATCCTGATACTCAATGTATGGTTTGCCGTGGTCATGGTAGAATAAAAAAAGAGAAAACATTAGCAGTTAATATTCCTCAAGGTGTTGATACAGGAAATAAAATAAAATTAG